CATCAGCCTCACCCCATCGGGCTTTAATTTCGGCGTCAACATGGCAGGGCCAAACCTCACGCTCAGTGGCTCGCTCAATACCAATGGCGGCAATGTCATCACCGGGACCAATGGGATTCAGTACTTTGGCATTGGCCATCAGCATGGCTTCTCATGGGATGGTGCCTATGTCAATTGCTGGGTAGACCGCACTAATGTCGGGCGCATCGTGCTGATGGATGGATCAGGCAATGTGGGATTCCCCGGCCAGGTTTCAGCCAATGTCATGGTGGCGAATTCCATGGTGGCAAATGGCATTTCATCAAATGGCAATATCGGAGCCGCAGGCTTTATCCAAGCCAACGCCGGGGGCACGGCGTTTTATGCGCCCAATGGGGATATTCTCGCCAATGGAGCCTTTATCTCCAGCCGGGGTGGTACCGCGTTAAATCTGACGGGTGGTGATGCCGTGGTCGCGGGTCAGGTTGTCGCCAATGGCCGAATCACGTGTAATGCCGATTTTATCATGTGCCAGAATATCAATACCGCCAATGATATCGCGGCTAATGGTGTGTATCGTCGAAGTTCACTGGCATTTGGTGGCGGCAGAGGCGCACGTATTGAAAACTGGAGTAGTACCTGGGATTTTGTCCAATTCACCCAGGAATCCGGTGGGCCGTTTGGCCGCATCTTGGATTTCAATAACAACGTCGATGCGCCGGATACGACGTTTCTTATTTTCCCCGATACGACATCTGATGCACGGCTAAAAACCAATATTCGGGATACTGAAATCGACGCTCTTGCCGCGATTTGTGCAACACCGGTTCGGGCTTTTGAATTCAATGAAGAAGGTCAGAAGTATTATACCAAAGCAAAACCCATTGGTCTCGTGGCCCAAGAAGTTGAAGAAACCATGCCCGATGTCGTCGTGAAACTAGGCAATGATCCCGTGTTTAATCGGTTGGATGATCTCCGGATGATCGCGGATCAATTGGTGATCCCCTATCTCTTTCGTGCCATCCAGCAATTGAACGACCGGATTGATGCACTAAAACCACGCGCATCACGCACCAAGAAATGACCGACAACTAAATAAAAAAATGCAATCACTCACTGTCGCTCAAATTCAAGCCATCTTGGCGTTTCTCGCGCGTGCCCAATGCACGGGTCAGGAAGCCTTTATCATGGTAGAAGTGGTTAATGCTCTAAAGCAACTGGCGGAACAAATCCCCGTTGAACAAAATCCCACCGGGGAATAGCGAGGAAACCGGCCCAGAATTAGCCGGTGATGCCATCGCCTTACTAATTCTGAATTATTATCCCCTGCTATGGGCCGAGTTCTGCGATCAGATCAAAGGGTATAAGCGACGCGATGTCGTTAATGCGATAGGTCAACAGATCGTGGAACGTGCCGCACACCGTTACCGCGCTGCACTGCGATTGGCTCAGCGCGAGACCGTCGCCGAATAAGGCAACACTCCTGGCAGGCACCGTTTCGCGAGTACTTTATGTAATGCCCTTCAGTACACGGAATCAATGATTCAAATGTTGATTGGCCATTAGCCAAAGCGACTAACCGGCGTGCCTTACTCTCGACTGCCTTTTCGGCTTCGACAATGTTCGTAGGACGCACCTTATTCGATTTACAGCCCCCACGCCGCGCATCCATTTGCCCGCGTTTGCAGGTCACACACGTGGCCCCACTGCTATACCGCAATCCATTATGCCCGAGATGACAACTCTGCCCCTGATAAAACGGATTACCATTGAGCAATGCCTCACGGCGATTGGCACTCGCTTCCTGGCGAGTGAGTTGAGGTGGCTGAATAAAAGAAGGCTCTGGAGACACTGCCATCGCTTGCATCTCCAGAGCTTTGACCATGTGGGTGAACCCGTCGATGAGTGCTGCCACTACGTCATTTTGTTTGTTGGTTACTGTCATCCTATATTTAAGGCGACAAAACAAACCAATATTAAACACCCTGCTTTTTTACCACCATGGTACGCCTATGAAGACGTAACCGATAATGACGATGCCTACGACGATTGCTGCCATGATATGTTTCTGTTGCTCTGTCATTATCACCACCTACAGAAAAAGAGGAGGCGCATTATTGCGCCTCTACCTTTGTGATCTTTGCGATCTCCCGAGCTACTAATGCGCTTGTCATTGGATCGAGGTTGGGTCCAAACCATTGACCATTGATGCGTACCCAGCTTTCGACTTCGTTCTGGGTATTGTACAGCCCTGGATCGGGCATTGATTTGATTCCAGCCCGTTCGAACACTGCTTGCAGGTTCTGACCAAAGGTTATGTCACCGACCGGTTCGATCAAGTCGCGTGGGACTTTCACCACCTCTAACTCTATCGATGGCGATTCCGGTTCAACCTCTGCTTCTGACGCTGTTTCTGGTGCAGCTTCTGGTGCAGCTTCTGGTGCTGTTTCTGGTGCTGTTTCTGGTGCAGCTTCTGGTGCTGTTTCTGGTGCAGCTTCTGGTGCAGCTTCTGGTGCTGTTTCTGGTGCAGCTTCTGGTGCTGTTTCTGGTGCAGCTTCTGGTGCAGCCTCCGCTTCTGATGTCGCAGCTTGTGGATTGGGTTCCGGTGAAGCTTCATCGGTTTTGAATGCGTCTCGGCTTTCTTTGTTCTGAGCTTCCCACTCTTCGACGCGTGCCTTCTCGGCATCTGTCATCTCGTCGTCATCGCCATTGCTCTTCTTCTTCTCACCACGCTTGCTGGTGGGCTTGGGCAATGCCAATGTGCGATGCTTTTCACGCCACTTGACATAATCCTTTAATGCCGTGATGGGGTTTTGCTCGATGATATTGATATCATCGCGATCTATCGAAGCACATACCAGCATCGCCCATCGGCTGATCATCACGTAATTGGCATTGGCGGTTTTCACCGTTGGTTCGATGATCTTGTCCTGGTCTTCGGGTTTACGACTCTGTGCGATATTTGCCACGTCCGCTGGTTCGAGACCTTCGTCAGTCAGAGAAGGTATCCCGTCCATGATATTAATCGAATTACGGGTAAATGTTTCTTCATTCACCGCATCCGACCATACAGCCTGAATGATGCCGAGGAACGGGTTACGTGCCGTCCAATATGGCTGCGGCAAGCGATGTTTGTAGAGAAAATCGCTCACATCCTGCGGCATGCTCAGCGTCACGTCTTTGTCATGCTGGCCGATCTCACGCTTGAGCTTGTCAAGCTCATTCATCGGGAACAGCGTGACGATAAACTCACGTGCGGCACGTGCCAAACTACGGAAGCCGCCCAAACGGTCAGCTTCTGTTTGGGCCAATTGTCTGGCTGTGTACTCAAACTGGCCCATTGCTCCCTCGGCGGCTTTCTCATCAAAAACCCACGAAGAAGCGATTGGTGACACCGCATTGCTATTCTTTTTCGGTCGTCCGCGTGGTCGTCCTGCAACTGCCATCTCATCCTCCTATCGTTCGATGACAAGGCTACCTTACAGGTAGCCCGCCATCATGTCAACACCTTTTAGCGGATGCGGAAGCGATTTTTTGCACGCCGCTCCCAATGCACCCGATCCGTTGCCCAGTCCATCGCGATGGTCCGGAGCAAGCGAAAGCTATGTTCGGGTACACGCTCTTGGAAGGTGAAGTAGAATTTGTCGAGATCATTCAGGCATTGCTGAGCTTCGGCATCCGATAATCCCAGCCCACGATTGCGGCCCAGCGCCCTGTTGTTTAGCGCCTTGAGATAAGGCAACAGGCTTTTCTGCTTGATGCCAGTCTCATAGACATAGCGGAAGAGGATCGCTGGGTCAGTAGGGAAGTTGACGATATAAGCTCGACTACGTACACGTTGATGGAATATGTGGTTGATCTCGGCCTGCGTATAGTTGTGGATGAGAATCAACCCGCCATGGAAGTTGTACTCGGTTGGGACACCGCATGCCGCAAGAATCTTATGCCCGCGATCCATTGACACCTTGCCGTTGCGTTCTTCATCACAGGCATCGTTAAGCAATTCCTGGGGCCGTTTATAAGCAGCCGCAGGTGCATCATCAAGGACACCAATCTCGCCTGGATACGAGCATTGATACAAGTGCATATAGAGATTGATCTCGTTGCGGTCGCCGCCGGGAATAATATGAACAGGTGGGACAAACACAAGCTGACCTTCTACAGTGATCGCTGTGCGCCGACCAGCAAGCTCACGCTTGTTTTCATCAGCGATCATTGCCCAGAGAGCTTCTTCCTGCTGGACGTAGCTGCGAAGGTCTTCAATCACTTGGCGGGATTTGCCAATCCCTGGTGCTCCGCCAATAAACACCAGCCGTGTGTACCCCTCGCGTACTAACTTAACTGCATGGGACATGTCAGCCCATGCAAGCTGCATTGGATCGTTGGTGAGCGCCATGATCTTTCTCCAGAGAAAGATTGAACACACCTTCACACACTTGTGTGACTCTCTATAGTACGACCTCTCGCCAGCCCTGTCAACCAGAACAAAACGTGAACATGAAAATAGAACAAACCGTGAACACGAAAATGCCTATTGATCTGGATTAAAGGTTGCCTTAAGATAAGGTGCATAACAAATGATGAGGAAAGAAAATGGCTGCACGGCATGTGATAAGAGACTTGGAAGAAACGACGCACCGTGTTACGATCACCCTACCCATCGAAGTCTATGAGCGTATTCGCCGAATCGCACGTGATCGGGATATGTCAGTTACGGCGCTGATGCGCGAATGGCTCAGCAATTATGGAGGGAACGAATGAGAGTCATGACGACAAATCCAAAAGGGTTTCAACGAAAAATGCTTGGTGATGAAAATGGGCCAGCAAACATAGACAAAAACCTAACCGGTGAACGTATAATTCTTATGCAACGAACAGATAAAGATGTGATATATGGGGTCTATCTCCGGAAAGACGAAGCCATCCGTATCGCCGAAATTGCCATCAGCCTTGGATGGATGTGATGTTTCGCCGTAAGCCCAAACCAGAAAATCCGTGGAACGAACCCATCCTACAAGGCTGGACACCAACTGGCCCTCGGATCGATCTGATGGCGCTGATGGTGATGCTCGCCAAGACGCAATGGGATATGAACGAAGACCTGATTCGGATGTATACCATTTTTAAATGGCAAAGCCGAATCTTCGCGGTGTGCTGGATCATCGTCATGGTCAGCACTATCATGCAAATCGGAATATCATATAGGTGGTGGTAGATGGTGGCGCGAATCGCGAACTTAAAGGGGGGCCATTAGCCCCCCAAATTGTTGACCAGCTATACGATGGGGAGCTTGTTGATGCTGATCTCGGGCTGGTCCCCAGTCTCGGTGATGTTTATCGGAGCGGAACTGGTCTGAGTGCTATCCCACTTCAGCGCTTCGTCTTCTTCGTCCTTGTACTCTTGCCACCATTCTTCAGCGGCTTGCTGGGCCTTTTCCAAAGTATGGAATAGCCCGGTTTCGATCTCGCCTTTGCGGTCGATGTACAATAGCCATGCGTCCATGCTACCTTCCTCTCTCTTTCTGAATCCCATCACAGTGACATAATGTGTGCCACTCGGTGTTTGTAGCCAATTGGTTTCCAGATCATCCAATCCTATCGGACGACCCAACCGCTTCTCCATGCAGGACCGGCAAAGGATACCCTTACCACCAGGCACGATCCTCTCCCAAATTTCGGATTCTAACATCGGTGCCTTGTCAGTCGGAACATGCAAATGCAATTCCCGGCAATCCAAACACCGATGCTTGTCACGCAATGTCTCATACTCAGCGGATAGTGCCGCTTCAGCCGCACTCAACGATTCCATACCCCCCATCCCATTGTAATCAATCGTACCATCCGGATACACAATGATATAATCTTCGTCATCTGGATTGAGCTTACCCGTTCTCGCACCAATCGCCGTCACCGTAAACCAACGATACGTATCTCCCCCATCATACTCTTTTTTGTTGTGTAATTGCCATACCACAACAACATCGTCTTGACGGTCGAACACAGCATCCTCAGAATGGCTAATCCGATACAGATAAAGCTTGGTGCCAGATGCCGCTGGAATATAACGCTTCTTGGCCATAACCTATCCTCTCGTTGGTACAATACAGATATATGTCGTCCCACGAGGATAGCAATAGCACAGATGATGATTTTTTTGTGAATCATAATCCTTGTTATATGAAGCTGTCAGCCTATATAGAGGATATGCACAAACAAGTGCGTACCAGTGCATATTTGGAGGTTAATACAAGCATGAAAGACGAAATGGTGTTAGGTGGTAAGACCTTTAAGGTCACAAGGCTCATTGAAGAGCGGTTTGGCATCAGTGGGATGACGTTGAGTCGGTGGGAGAAGAATGGCGTCATCAGCAAGCCGATCTCCATTGGCAAACGGAATTATTATAATGAGCAGGATATCGAAGAGTCCTTGCTCAAAGGCGTAACCGACTAAGATAACACAAAAAAACCCCCCGTCCATCTACCCAATGAGCGGGGGGTGTCTTCACCTTCTATACGGAGCATATAGACATCATGACAGATGAATTATTTACCAAAGTCAAATTACCCAAGTCACTAAAGCCACGAAAGAAAAAGGGGCCGGTTGTTTATACACCGAGAACCTATACCAATCTTTTTATCGAATTGCTACCCAGTGTTCCCGGCCCCTATGGATTAAAATTTGACTGCCCGTCCTGTGGTGCGGAGAGCAGCGCGCTGTTCAAGATAATGAAAGATGGCGGCTTCATGTTTAAGTGCAAAAACACCGGGTGCGAATTCAACGACACCGTTTGGTTCTTCGCGTCGTCCAAATACGAACCGGGTGACCGAGCGTGCAAGCTGTTTACGCTGCTGGGGGGCGATAAGGTTCATATGTCGCCGTATCGCTTCCATCATTTCTGGCCGAGCATTCTCGAAATGCATGAAGAATTCCTTGCTAAGAAGAAGGAGCAAAAGTGATGACCGAACAATCCATATCTATGCCGAACGGGCAGGATGTTCAAGAGCGCACCAACGTAAAAACGATTGCCGCAAAGGTCAAATTTGAAAAGGGTATCACCAAGCTCGGAATCACACAAGATGATCCACGGTACGAGATCATCAAGGATATCGTCTATATCGCGGAGACGAATAACATCGAATATGATATGACGACATATCATAGCCGCACGGTATCGCAGCTACAACATTATCTCGAAAACTATCGACTTCAAGCAACACCAAAACCGCCCACAGCCATACCGCCAGCCGAAGAACCCGCCGAAGAATCAGTGTCAAATTCACCCGCGTTCTTTGGTCCTATCCTTGATCCCGATAGCAAACGCATCTATGGATTGGTGAGCACTGGCATCATGCCGCCACGAATCAAAAACTATGTCTATGAGATTTTAGGAGTACCAATTCGTGAAGAGGGCGAGGTCTATATCTGGCGGCTAAAACAACCCCTTGAAAGCAAAAATACAGAATGGAGCATTTTACGCGATGCACTCGAATGGCATATGGGTGCCGAATTGGGGTTTGTCTGGACAACTACAGATTTGCTCGACAATGGCAATTTTATCGAAATGAAATTGTCCGACGATGGGCCGATGTTCAATTGGTCAAAAGATAGCAAAGCCAACATTCTGATCAAAGACTATCGAGCCTATCGGGAAGGCTTAGCACGTGGTGAGGAAAAACGTAGCCATTTTTATGAGGTCAACGGGTTCCAACGGCTAATGAATCGAACTTGGGCACAATTCGAACAGTCAGACCTCTCACCTGTTTCTCGCATAGCGTTACTCGCCATCCTCAAAAAATGCCAGTCCGCCAAACAATGCAATCTATCCCAAGAGGATATCGCTAGCAAAGCCGGATGCAGTGTGCGTACCCTCCAACGTACCGCAATCCCTGAATTGGAAAATGGCAAATGGATCAGAGTGAAGAAAAATAAACACATGGATATCGATACCTATATCATCCTCCGTACGGAGCTTTTACCACCCTACGTGCAGTCGAAGAAGAAGTAGGCAAAACCAAATTGTCGCCTTATATTGGACAAATTGTCGTATAGCACACGACAAAATGACGTGTTATCATACGACAAAATGACGTGTGTAAGGCGACAATCTGTCGTATACTACTAGACTCAAGTAAAGATTAAGTGACAAGACTCCTTTTTAAGACTCCACTAGACAAGCACGACATTTTGTCAGAGCCAAAATGTCGTACTGCTCAACGCTTCGCTGAAGGGAAGGGACTCCCTTTTCTCTCTATTCCGATTCAGCATTTCGTTAACTGAACCTTGAACTGAACCGTCAGCTTGCCTATATACAAAAAAACACCCCCTTCGTTCAAACAAATAATTGAGTGAATATAAGAACAATTTAGCTAAAATTTTATCTATCATTCGCGATCCTTGAACCGAACCAAACGCGCATTATATGAAAGCTATCCACTGAATCAAAGGATAGCCCATGCTGACTGTAGATCAAGTTTTTCTCGAATTGTTCGTGATGACGCTTCCTCCGAATCAACGCCAATGGGTCGTGAACCTCGAACGAGCATGGAATCATGGTGGTCTAAGCCAAAGACAACGCGAAGTGCTGATGTCGATCTATAATCGTCATAACCCCGTTCTGGACGGCTCAGTGATGCTGCGAACGGGGATGTCAGCTACCCATATAGCTCAATCTGTTTAACCGCACTCAGAGGGCGTTAAAATGGATATGACACCACCACAACGCAGTTCTGCTATTCGTAAAGCTCTCGCTGGTCGGTTTAAATGCGATAAGCTGACGGTAAACCACCAACGTCCAGAATCTCTGATATCGATTTCGAACGGTATGAAACCGACAATCCGAATTCAGTTTCACGGCAATCTCGATGAGAACGAAGCCAACTTGCCTTATCATGATGCCGTCATGCAAATTCTCCAATCGGCTGGCATCGATCTCGGCGAATATGAGGTTGAAGTTAATCCTCACATCATAAATAATCTGGCGAGCTAATATTATTAGCTCGCTACGTTCCTCTCTGCGGTCTGACAACGAAGAGATGAAGAGCCACCGGCAGGCATACGGTGGCTCTTTTCGTTATAAATACCAGCGATGACCGAATCATGAGGATTCATCGCGATGGCCCTGCTCAAAGCAAAAGCCCGGAATAAATTAAAAAGCTCGACATTCGGATTGCCGGGTGAACGCAAATATCCAATGCCGGATAAATCTCACGCAGCTAATGCTAAAGCAAGAGCCACACAGATGGTCAATGCCGGTAAGCTCAGTCCAAGTTCAAAAGCTAAAATTGATGCCAAGGCGAACAGGGTGCTTGGTAAGAAAGCTGCCTCGAAGAGTCAGACCTCTCCGAGGGCTGCGTAATAAAATCGATTTTATAGGAGATTCACATGAACAAGTTCCCACCAAAGGTTAATAAGGCAAAAGCTAAGGCATATGGTCCTGCTAATCAGCATTTTGACAAGGATACCGATAGCGGCGATACCATGAAAAAGCCACCCAATGGAGCAGCAAATTTTATGGGTGGCGCTCATACCCCTGGATCAAAGGCAACAGTTGATCAGTCGTCCGGTTCAGGCAAAGGCGTGCATTCCGGTGCTCATATCCATGGTGGTGTGAGCTTTGATAACGGAATGAAAAAGTTTCACCATGATGGCATTGAACACGACAGCGGTGATCGCTAAATGCCTCTCTTTACCAAATCAGGTAAAAAGACGGCATTAGGCGATGTCGAAGGCAAGCTGAAACGTGAATATGGTGATAATGATTCTGCCGTCTACGGGACGCTTAATAAAATTGGCCTGATGAGAGGCAATAAGGCGACGGCAAAAGGTCGCAAAGCGGCTAGCGGAGCTTCTGCGAAGCTTCGCTAGAAGCAAGCAGCCAAATCACATAAATAGGAATAGGCAACCGATTCTCCAAGCGGATGCCTACTCGTCGTAGTCAGTGTTAGCCTCACGCTACGAAGTACCTTCGCAGACCTGCGGAGACTGCGAAGCTTCTTCGCAGAATCTGCGAAGCTACGGTATAACGGCGCTAGTTCCTACCTAGCGCCGTTTTTCATGTAACTTATTTTTCTCGCTATAAAGACGTATTTGTTCCTGCCAATAAGGGTGTTGCGTATATGGTGTGAGTGGAAGCACGATAGCGTTCCCAAAGATACGACAATCTGCTTCAGCGTTTTGAAAGCTGCTATATGGTCCATATGCAGATTGATCGCCATTAGGCTCAGTAGTGATAACAATAAACTTGTCTTTAGCCATCACTTCCTCCATTGCTGCTCGCACACTAGCATGCCTTGCTGGGCTTGTAAATACCAATCATTCAAAGAGTTCAAGAATAGACAAATGGCAAATGGTTGGGGCGGCAAACGATATGGCGCAGGATGCAAGCCAAAAGCATGGAGAACCAAGGGAATGCTTGAAGATGTGCTGCGTCGCCACAAGTTCCATATCGAAGAAAATGACGATGTTATTGATCCATTAATGTGGTGGTTTGCCATCTTGAATGATCCTGAAGCCCCAGTCAATAGGCGTGATATGGCCGCAGCCAAGCTTGCAGAGTACACTGTAGCCAAGCCAAAACCCATTCATGCTGATGGTTCAAGCAATAGTCGTGTCGAAGTCATTGTCCGCAACTTTGAGCCATTGCCCGGTCCAGCGACTGTGTTGCTGGGTGACACTGATGATGACGATGAGTCACCAAGTGACACTTAGGTGACTGTCATCTAACTGTCACTAAGTGATGATAGGTCAGCATTGCTGTCTAGCGCATAATAATGATTATGGAAAATGTTGGGATATGTTAGCGATATCAAGCACTTAGCCAATTCATGTTGCAGTGCGAGATGTTGCGTTGCCGTTGTGTTCGCGGTTTGTTCTAGGAAATCCACTAAAAGGAATTTCTTTTTAGATATAAAACCATCCAGGAACCCCCGTTTGAGGCCAGGATTTTGGGCCGGGGGAGGTATACACGTGCCTTTTCAAATTCCCGTCCTAAATAACAATATGTTTAACGCATATGATCTTTTATATGAGCCATTAACGGCGAGGGAAAAGTCAAAAACTGCTCCGACGACGACGAAATCATATTCGATGAAATGGAATACGACATTGGTTTCCCGCGAGCACTCGCAGAGTTCTGCGAGCGAAGCGAGGCAGCATCGTTTGTATGAATTGGCGAGGAATGCCTTGACCGAGACGGAGGCCATGACGATATTGGGTGAGATGTATGGGGGGTGCTGGTAAGATGCCGCTAGCGGAACTTCTGCGAAGCTTCGCTAGAAGCAAGCAGCCGAAGAAGGCATCACCATCACATCCCTTTCGGAGGTGCTGGTAAGAATGCAAACGAGGAAACCCGGTCCCAAGCGTACAAAGGTGAGTGTGAATTATGAGTCGCCTGCGAAGGGCAGTGATCATTGTTCGATGTGTGTGCATTATGCGGGCAGTGGGGTTTGCAGGATTGTTAAGGGGCATATAAAGCCCGGTGATTGGTGCAAGTTGTTTTCCGCGATAAAATGACGAAACCGTTAAGTTTATTACCTCCTGATCAGGTTGAAGCGATACGTGCGGTGCGCCGTGCGTATTATATTGCTCATCGGGAGGTCATGCTTCAGCAATCGAAGGATGCTCAGAAGCGGCGGTATATGACTGATGCCAAATTTCGTCGGGAGAAGAAGGGGTATTATCGGATTCGGCAGCGGCGGATTGACAAGAAGGTTTATGGGATTATTGAGCCGCTTTTGGCATCTGGGAAGAGTTGGTTAATGGTGATGCGGCATCTGAACAACAATCAGATTTATGATTATAGCAACCGTCCTTGGACGGTGACCAAGCTGAAGAATGTGCTGGATCGGATTCAACGCCATCAATTTCGATTTCGCCGTGAGAAAATATAGATGACGCAAATTCAATTACCTGCTAATGGGTTTACCCCGCGTCCTTATCAGTATAATTTGTGGAATTATCTTGTTAACGGAGGAAAGCGCGCTTTGGCTATCTGGCCAAGGCGTGCTGGCTGTATGCTCCCCGGTGTTTAGGCACTGGGGGGCTTTGGTAAAGATGCTATTTCCTTGCATTGGACTGTTTTAGCGGCGATGAATCGGGTTGGTGGCTATTGGTTTATGTTGCCTTTGCAGAACCAGACGAGGCGTGCGATCTGGTCACAGGTTGATCCTCATACCGGAAGGAATCGGTTGGAGGATGCGATTCCGGCTGAATTAATTCAGGATCGTTTAGAAAATGAGATGTTTATCCGTTTGGTCAATGGCAGCACGATTCAGTTTATTGGTTCGGACGCATGGTCAAATTTGGTGGGTAGTAGTCCCTGTGGGTTAGTTTGGTCTGAATGGGCGACATCTGATCCGAATTCGTGGGTATATTTGCAGCCGATATTAACGGAAAACAATGGCTGGGCATTGTTTGAGGGGACGCCAGAAGGTCATAATCACATGGCGGAGATGTATGAGAAGCGTAAGGATGATCCTGAGTGGTTTTGTGAATTATTGACGGCGCATGATACCAAGCATTTGACTGATGAACAGTTAGCCGAAGCCAAGAAGGAATTGATTGATGTTTATGGCGAGGATGTCGGTTCTGGGTATTTCAACTGTCAATACATGTGTTCGTTTACATCGGCATTGGTGGGTAGCTACTATGGCACAGAGATTGAAAGGCTCTATGCAAATGGTCAAATCACGGATGTTGCATATGATCCCAAATTTGCAGTTCATACCTCTTGGGACATCGGCGGGACAACTGCGATCATATTTTTCCAATTAATCGGTCCAAAGATACACATTATTGATTATTTGGAATCCACCCAAATGGCGGCTGACTATTATGTCAGGATGGTCCAATTAAAGCCGTACACATACCAGCATCATCTGTTTCCAGCCGACCTAGAAGAGCAGGATGATTGGAGCAATCCACGTTCGCGTATTATTACCTTGAAGGAATTGGGATTAAAGGCACGTGTATTGCCGAAACAGAAGAGTATCAATGATGGCATCAATGCGGTGATCCAAATTCTCCCTTCCTGTTGGTTTGATCAGACAAAATGTAAGCGATTAATAAATGCTCTCCAGCAATATCACCGGAGATATGATGAAAAACGTCAGGTTTTTGAAGAAAAAGCTTATCATGATATGCATAGTCACGCAGCAGATGCCATGAGATACCTTGCGGTTTCTGGTGTGCGTAATATGGTGAAAAAGGATTTGCCAAAACCACGCTATGCCATCGTGTAGCGCCCTAAATATAAACATCGGGAGGGCAGCCCTCCCTCGGTGGCGTTGATTGGGATTACATCGGATAAAAGTAGGTTCGACTCCTACAATTCGCGAAAGTGAATTGATATCCTGATCATTTGTTCCCCGAAGGTAACATCATTATCATATAACGATGTTCCCGAAGGTAACATCTTTCTCAGAGAAAGATGTTATCGTAACATCGTTATCATATAACGATGTTCCCGAAGGTAACATCATTACATGGTAATGATGTTCCTGATTATCACATCCTCTAAACTTGACCCCACCTCCTTGGTGGGGTTTTTCTTGGATAAATATGGCAATGAACATAAAAGAATATATTGAGATCAATGAACGGATCACGATGTTGGAATTAAAGGTCATTGTTCTCGAACAACAAAACGAATCCCTTCGGGATCGGGTAACAGAAATCGAAAAGAAATTAAAAGTGCGCGGGGGAACTGAAAATGGCAGCACCTAAGCCTCTTCTTGGTGATCCACACCCCGCAAAGCGGTATGATGCTTCGCAGCATCCTCATAAGTCAGCACCGGAGTTCTTTTCCGATGATGACAATCCACGAGATCGCGCTACTGGGGCCAGTGAAAGCCGTGATAATCGTGGTGATGGTCGGTCTCGCACCCCGATGGATGACGATATGCTGAAATCCATCATCGCCTCTGAAATTTACTACGCCTTGGGCGCAGATGGTGGCAGACTATCATCTGAGCGTCGCCGTCTTTTAGAGCGATATTCCAATGCCACGGGGTTGGGCAACGAAGTTGATGGCCGCTCTTCGTTTATTGCCCGTAATGTCTACGAGGCGGTCGAATGGGTGCTGCCCAGTGCGGTTGATCCGTTTGTATCAACTGATAAATTATGTGAATTTCAAGCATGGCGACCGAATGAAGAACAGATGACATCGGCAGCCACTGATTATATCAACTATATCGTTGTGCAAGAAAATCCATGGTATAAGATACTTTACACCTGGGTCAAAGATTGCCTCATACAAAAAAATTCTTATGTCCAGGCGGTTTGGCGTGAAGAAAATGTTGTATCGCATGATAGCTATACCGGGCTATCGGACATAGAATATCAATTAGTTCAGCAGGGGGATGCATTAAGGGACAAGTATCCGAGCTTGACTGAGGTTGAGATTGTTGAGCATAAGGAATATCCCAACGGCGATCCTAGCAGCATGCAAATGTTTCCCACGTTGCATGATGTGGAAGTGACTGTGCATGAAACCATTGGCCGGGTGGTCATTGAGAATATCGCCCCAGAAGAAATCCTCGTCAGCCGTCGTGCTCCGGAGCATTTGTTCGATAATAAGCACTTTGTTTGTAGACGTAGTTTGGTCAGAGTCACTGACCTACGTGAGCGGGGTTATCCCGAGGATTTAATCCAGCAGAGTATGGGATATGACCAGCAAGAGTTTAATAGTGAACGCATAGCCCGATTCGTCAAAGATGATGACTGGCCACTTTTAGGACAACGCTTTGATGAAGCCATGATCCAGGTATGGTTAGAAGAGTCGTATATTAGTGTGGACGTGGATGGTGATGGTGTCGCTGAGCTAAGACGTGTTGTTACCTGTGGTCAAGGGGCTGTCCTCTTCGAAAACACTCCTGTGGATGACCTCCCATTTGTTAGTATGACGCCAATTCCGATGCCACATAAGCATATTGGTATGTCGTTAGCTGAAACTGTTGTCGATTTGGAGTACCTGTGCAGTACTGTGTGGAGACAGGCTATCGACAATTTGTTTTTGAGTAATATGCCAAGACCTATCGTCGATGAAATGAGTGCAAATGAAAGCACGTGGGATGATTTATTATCGCCTGATATTGGTGCTCCGATTCGGGTGACAAATATTGAGGGCATAAAATGGATGGAGGTACCATTTACGGCTCAATCCAGTCTTCCGATGTTACAATTATTGGAGAAGCAGCAAGAGATTCGCACGGGTGTTAGTGCGCAGCAGGTTAATTTGTCGCCTGATGATTTGAATCGTTTTGCGTCTGGTTATGCGGTTAACCAGATGCAGCAGGCTGGTTCAAAGCGTATTCAGCTATTTCAGCGTAATTTTGCTGATAGCATTGCGCAATTATGTAAGAAGGTATTGGGTTTGGTGGTTCGTCACCAGGATCGTGCGCGTGAGGTTAAGATTGCTGGTACATGGATTAGTTTTGATCCTCGGACGTGGCGTCAGTCGATGGATTGCACGGTCAATGTCGGTCTTGGTACCAATGACAAGACGCAGATGTTAGCTCATCTGATGCAGCTATTACAAATCCAGCAGACTTTGGTAAAAGAGGGACAGGGTACGCCTTATGCGATGATGGTAACGCCGCAGAACACGTATGATTTGTTGGATAAGATTCAGGAAAACAGTGGTTTGCGGCATAGCTATTTTACTGATCCTCGGCAATTTAATCCGCAGCAGATGCAGCAGATGCAGCAAGCTCAGCAGAATAATCCGAAAATGATTGAGGCTCAAGCCAATGCTCAAGCTGCTAAGTTTCAGGCTCAAGCCGAGATGGAATTGGCACAACAGAAGAACCAGCTTGAGATGCAATTGGAGCAACAACGTCACCAAGCCGAGATGGAACGTGACAATCAGAAGTTCCAGGCCGAGTTGGCTCGTGACCATCAACGTGAGCAATTTAGGATGCAACTCGAACAGGAAAAGGCTGCATTAAAACAGCAGCAAATGATGATGCAACCAGTTCAACCTGTAAATCCGAATGGAAGCGGCATTTAAATAAAAATTATGAAATTCATAAATGGATGGTTTACGCAACCTGAAGACGATCTGCCGCAGCCGGATTTTCCGATAGATCGTTCGAAGCCGATTGAAAATGGGCGTCATGCTGAAGCATTGCTTAATGATCATATGCTTCTCGCTGCATTTGATGCTGTCGCGGAGAAGTATCGTCGTGCTTGGGAATTGGCCTCGGTTGAGGATACGGAAACGCAAATTTTACAACATCGGCGGCTATCGGCATTAAAGGATGTGTTTAAAGAGATACGGGTTCATTTGACCAATGCGCAATTTAGGGAAGCTGATGAGAAGGCTCGTCAACGTCGTGAGGAGTATCGCGAACGATTTCGTGATCCGCTAAAAAGCAAACTCAATGAGACAGAATAAATAGGGATTACTATGAGCTTAGATTGGACAAAAGCGACAACAACTGAAGAGCAGGCTGGGCAGAGCATTGCCGGTTTGCTTGATTTGGGTGACGAGGAACCAGCGCCACAACGTAGGATGCAGACTCGCACCGCCCCTCCCGAGCCACCAGAGCCGGTAGAGGATGAAGAGGAATACCCGGAGGAATCGCCATCCGTCATCGGTGACGAGGAGACTGAGGATGAGGCCCCGCTGGAGACGGCGGCAAGCCAAGAAGACGAAGATGGACCACCCGACCCGGAAACGGTAATCGAACCCCCAAAATCGTGGAAAAAGGCTGATCGCGAGCTATTCAGCAGCCTACCGCCTGAAGCACAACGCATCATCGCGGAACGGGCAAATGAAGATTCGCGTGCGGTTAGTCGGCAGATGACACAAGCGTCTGAGGCGCGGAAGGCCATTGAGGCGCAAGCGGCTCAGATAAACCAAGCCTTTGCTCAGCAACAACAAGCTCTGCAAACGCTTTTGGTACAAAATTTCCCAGAACTCCAGAAGTTCCAACAGATTGATTGGACAGCACTCGGTCGCGAAAATCCCACCGAATGGGCACGCCTCAAGGCGGAGAAAGAAAGTGTGGAGCAACGTGTCGGGTTAGCCCAAGCGCAGCTACAACAGCTTCAGCAATACCAATATGCCCAAGCGCTTGAACAGCGCCAGCTATTGGTCAATCAGCAAAGCCAATCAATCATACAGGACTTGCCAGAGTATGGGGATGTGGAAAAGGCAACAGCGCGGATTGGTGACATCACAAAAATGATTTCACGCTACGGGATCACCGAGGCGGAACTCAACCAATTAACCGATGCTCGCTACTTCAAGCTTTTAGACCATTTTGCTCAGCTTGATAAACAAGATCAAGCAAGACGGTCCCTACAAGGCAAGAAGGCCGCGCAGCCCGCTCCACGTATCACCGGTCGTACCGCACAGATGTCCTCTGATCGGACACCGGGCCAACAGCGCGCACAGACCTTTGAGACACTGGTCAAGTCTAACAAATCCAGTTTTCATAGCAAGTTGTCACCACGTGAGCAAAGCGATTTGGCTGTTTCACTGATCAAAGACATGCTTTAACAAGGGGGTTTACTAACAAATGGCTGGTAATGTCATCACTAATACCTTTCAAGCACCAGATGCTAAAGGTCTCCGCGAGAACCTAACAGATATTATCTACAACGTGGCTCCAATTGATACTCCTTTCAGTTCCTCAATTGGTAAAGCAAGAGCCACCAGTCCCTTACTCTTTGAGTGGCAAACCGATACGTTGGCTACACCTGACACCAGTAACGCACAGGTTCAAGGTGATGACATCAGTTCTTTTGATGCCGTCACTGCAACTGTTCGTTTAGGCAATCGGTTGCAGATCAGCCGGAAGACGGCCATCATCGCGCGTTCCGAGCAAGAAGCCCTCAAGGCTGGTAGAAAAGACGAAATTGGCTACCAGGTGATGAAAAAGGGTAAGGAATTGAAAAGAGACATGGAAGCAATTATGCTTTCTAATCAGGCAGCGGTAGCACCTGTGGGTGGTGGTACCAATACTGCTGGTAAGCTGGGATCGGTGTTGGCCTGGATTGTCACGAATAGTGATAAGGGTACGGGTACAGCGGCTGATCCATCGGCGGCGGACGGGACACACACCCGCACCGATGGTACACAGCGGACATTTGCTGAGACGCAGCTAAAGTCTGTCCTTCAGAAGGTGTACATCTCGTCTGGTGAACAGCCGGATTTGATTATGGCCCCGCCAAATTTGCGATCCGCTATCTCTGGCTTCTCCGCCAATTCAACCCGGTTCATCGATGCAGAGTCGAAGGAACTTATTGCCGGTGTGGATGTATATGTTAGCGATTGGGGCCGTCACACGGTAGTCCCGAACAGATTTATGAGAAATGGGCTATCTGGTACGGGTCGTGAGATACTGGCGATAAATACTGATTTGTGGCGCTTAGTGTTCTTTCACCCAATCAGCATGGAGCGGTTGGCGAAAACCGGTGATGCCGACAAGTTCATGTTGATAACTGAGTACACCTTGCAAGCTTCTAATGAAGCTGGTAGCGGTGGAGCATTCGACCTACAGTAATGTAAGCTAAAGAAAGTATGGGCGATTACCGCCCATACTTTTATATTGAGGATTTTAGAAATGTCGAATGAGAATTTTAAGCAAAACCCGGACGGCACATTTGGTATGATCAACAATGATGGGGTTTATGACCTTCTCATTGGTGGTCCATCGATACCTTCTGCTACGGCTCCTCGGGTTTATGCTGAACGGTCAGCGAAGCTTCCGCTTGTCGGGGGTACGGACACGGGTGGTGGTATTCTCTCTTATCAGAATGTTACTGGTTATGACATGATTATCCAGTCTGTGGTTATGGATGTGACTACGGTTGCTTCGGCGGCATGTTCCATTGGTGTTGGTGTTACGTCCACGAGTGGTACCACATCAGCGACCAATTTAATTGCATCCCAGGATGTCAATACTGCGGCGGGTACCTTTGGCGCATCGACGCCACAGAAGCTGCCAAATGGCAAGTGGCTGACGGTTTCCAAGGTTTCGGGGGCATCAGCGGGTTTGGTCGGTAATTTGTATGTGAGTTATTGTCCGGTATAAGGAGTTACTATGTCTGGAAACGTGAATCAACCAGCCTTTGCGCCAGTCCCCGCTAGCACTGTTAATATTTCGGTATCATCGTCATCCCAAGCCTTGCAGGTTAAGGGAACTAATGTCATTGCCCGTCATGTTCGTCTGACCAATGCCAGTGCCAACATCATGTTTGTGGATTTTGGTCCATCTAGCATTACGACGACGACCACGACTGGTATGCCGGTGCTTCCGAATAGCGCCATTGTTGTGGCCACAGCGAGCAATTATGTGGCGGTGATTGGTACAACGGGAACGCTTTACGCTACACCTGGGGAAGGACTCGGCTCTGTCTAATGAAACGCCTATTAGATGTTTCGGCATCGGGAGCAACGGAAACCTATGAGTATGACGAAGACGGAGAGCGAATACTGGTCCACCATCAGGAAGACCCAACCCGGTTCGTTGACCATACTAAGAGAGTTGCGAGCGAATGGGATGGGTGGAATGCTGATAAATCCCGTCGCTTGGCTGCTCATATTCCTGACTCTGTTGTGTATGAGTGGCTGCTCAAACACGGGGTAAACGTTTTTAATAAAAATCACATGGGTGCCGTTGCTCGCCTGCTCGATAGCAATGAATATCGGTACCTGCGAGTGGGCCACTTTATCATGGGGAATTACGAGTAAATATTCGGGCGTGCCTATGGGCACTAAGGTGGCAAAGCCACCGGTCACACTGAGGCCCGATTTCATTGGCATTTGGTAATTACCAGCAGCTTTTAACATCAATTCAGAATTACCTTGGCAGACCGGTTGATCCGACGATGCCACAAGGTAGTTCGTATGATGATTTTGTCCTGATGTTCGAGGCTGATGCCAATACCCGGCTTCGAACCCATTTTCAAGAAACCAGTGGTACGATTACCACGGTTGCTGGTACGCCCACCTATGCACTGCCTACCGATCTGATCGAATTGCGCGAGGTTGCGGTGATTTCGGTCGATCCGGTGCAAGTTCTACAATATGTGCCACCAGCTAAGCTGGATTCGGTTTTTGGTCTCGATATTGGACTTGATCCGGATTCGGAAGATTTGGGTCAGCCCGAGATTTATACCTTGGAAGCCACCAATATCCGGTTTGGCCCCACCCCTGATCAGGTCTACACCATCCGGCTAGGGTATTATCAGGGTATCAATCCGCCTTTAGCGCAAGGTGTCAATTGGTTGTTTCAGCAATATCCGAACATTTATCTGATTGGCAGTCTGATTGAAGCCGAAATTTTCTTTGGTGCGACCGCATCGGATAGCCGGGTCATGGAATTGATGCAGCGTCGAGAGGGGCTTTATCAGCAGATTATGCTAGCTGATCGCAAGTATCGCCTTGGACCAGCACCCCTCAAGATGATGCCACCGATTCGGTTTAGTTCAACGTGGTGGCATTCCTAATGCCGATACAGCCACAACCCGAAAGCATCACCTTACCCCAATATGTGCAAGAACCAAAGATTCTGCCGGTTGGGCAATGGTTGCCCGATTTGCCGGATTATATGAATCCTGGTGTTACAAATATCATTAATGCCCAGCCGCTCAGTCCGATGTCTTATGGTCCTGTACCCTCATTACAGCCGGTCGGGATCACGGGTGTGCCCTCCGATCAGCAGGTTATAGGACTATACCATTTTGTCGATAATCTGGGTGCCGCCCATGTCTTTGCAGGTACCACCAGTTCGCTTTATCATCTGGCATTGGAAACGGGCAACCAGTTTGTTGATGCCACGAATTTGAATGGTCCATATCACGCCGATCTTGATGCACCATGGGATTTTACCGCATTTGCTGAATCGGTTATCGCGGTACAAATCGGTGATCAGCCCCAAATTATGACGATTGGCAATATTGAGTTTACACCCATTACAACGGCTCCCTTTGCCAAATATGCCACCGTCTGCCGTGGTTTTCTGGTTTTGGGCAATATCATCGAATTAGCTGATGATACATCATATCCCTATCGTATCCATTGGTCAGCCCTTGGTAATGCCAATAACTTTCCACCAATTGGTTCGGTCGAAGCCATCCAAGCCCAAAGCGATATCAACGACTTTCGTTCTGATCTCGGAGCCATTACTGGGTTAGCATCTAACCTCCAGACCGCCGATATGGCGATAATAATGGAGGATGCGATTTACGTTGGATACTATGTTGGTACACCAGCAATCTTTAATTTCCAAATAGTTCAAGGTGCTGTTGGTTGTCGTTCGCCTCAATCCATAGTAACACATCGGGGTTATTCTTATTTCCTTGGTCTGGACGGCTATTATCAATTTGATGGCACATCACCAAAGCCAATTGGTGCTAATAAAATTGATCGGTTTTTCTTTAATGACTTGGATATCAGTTTTCTCGACAGGGTGCAAGGTGCGGCTGACCCGACCGGAAAGTACATTTATTGGCTTTATTATGGATCAAACCATAATGGGGTGAACCCGAATAAAATGCTGATTTATAATTGGTCCCTCGATATGTGGGGGATTGCCAATGTCCAGGCGCAATGGATCGCGAAATCGATTTCATTGGGCTACACGATGGAGCAATTGGATCAGTTTTGCCCACCGGGTTTGGGTTTGGATGGTCTGCCATTTTCGCTTGATAGCCCAGCGTGGAAGGGTGGGGCGCAGGGTCTTTACGCATTTGATGCCAATACCATGTTCGCTCATTTGGGTGGTCCGGTGATGCAGACGACGATAGAGACGATGGAGACCCAACCGGTTTTGGGCAATCGTTGTAAGATTACCAGTAGCCGACCGATTATTGATGGTTCGACACCGACGATTGCACTTGGGCATCGCAACCGGTTGGAAGACCCGGTAATCTTTAATAATCCGACACCGATGAATATCCATGGCGAGTGTCCGCAATACGCGAGTGATCGCTATTTTCGGGCACGGGTAACCATCCCACGAAACACCTTGTGGAGCCACTTCCAGGGTGTTGAAATTGATTTTAATCGCACCACACCCAGGTAAGAATGTTCGAAGAAGCACAGGCACAGGGCGAATATGAAGTCACCTGCACTCGAAATGGCAGGGTGAAATGGTCACTCAAGGCACCGAATTTGGTGGTTGTTGTTGGTGCTAACCTGATGCTGGATTGTGCCTTTTCAAATGCCCCTCCTGGTATTTCATATAGTGGTTTGATCACCACCACAGGCTTTGGGGCGATTAATGTCAATGATACCATGTTGGCGAAGAACTGGATTGAGAGTGCGTGTTATACAGGCAATCGTCCCCAGGTCGCATGGCAATCAGCCAATTCTGGCAAGAAGGTCTGGTCAGCCCCGGTACAATATCGTGTAGCCACGGCTGATACGATTAATGGGTGTTTTCTGGTATATGGTACTGGGGCCACTCATAATGTGTTGAGCAATACGGGAACGTTGTATAGCGCGTCCACCTTTGCCAATGGTAGTCAATCGGTTCAGCCAGGAGATGTTATCACCGTTCAATATGCCACGCAATTGGTGAGACCGGTTAACCCGACGATATTCCCGGTTCTTGTTAATGAAGGTGGATTTGCTCGCGAGAATAACATTCTGCAAACCTTGATGCTCGTCAACGAGCGCACCTTGGCGGTGTTCTCCGCTGTTACGATCACTGGTTACCACACCGTATATCCAGAAGCTGGCAGTGCGCTGACCGCGCAATTGGCGAACCCGACATATCGCATTTCGTATCTCGAAACCTTGCGAAGCCAAGATGCGCAGACGCCGGGTACGGCTTATCTGGTTACGGTGTCTGAACCGGCATCGGCTGTTGATACCTCGGATGGAGCTTTCTTCTTTGTCCACGAGTCGGCGACTGCTGCCGATTTCCCAAGTGCAACCCAGACCTACAAGGTCACTACCGCCGAGGCACTCTTCCAGACCCGTGGTCTACAAACCAGTTTGGTTACACTTGGTGGTGTTGTTGCCGACCCGGCATTTGCGCAGGATACCCAAAGCACACCAGGATCGATCTTTATTGTTTCGGCACATGAGCAATCACAATTTGGTGCAACCGCGAGCACGGATGGTGCGCTTGGCATCTACATCCTCGATGAATTGGGCAATTTCATTACCGATGAAAGTGGGAACCGAATCATCATTGATACCGCGTCAGCGACGGCAAGGTGGCCTGCCACCAATGATCCCGGCACCGTGCCCTTGGGCATGTCCTATGTCCTGCGACCCGACCCCGCCACAGTGGCCAATCCGCCACCGGGTGATCCGTACTTCTATACCAATAGCTGGGAGTATGATGCCGGTCTGTTGAATCGGACAACACCGATCCTCGCCTTGCCATTAGCGGTTGGGATCAATTCCAATTATCCAGGTGATGTCACGCTCTGGTATAATTCCAGCGATCCGATTAGTGGTCAGATCAATCTCGATACCAAGAATGATTGGGTAATCTCGGTTGGCTTAAATTACCCGACTGACAATAGCTTCCAATCACCCGCAGCGGTCACCCTGACTCAGGCGGCATCGGGTGCGATGGATGCCAATTGGAACTTTGCGGCTAATGTTGCTGCCTATGGTATCAGCTATACATCAGCCAACCCGCAACCCGCGCGGCGAAACATTATTGTTCGTCCGGGTTGGGAGATGAACGGCAATTGGTATTGCTGGGGCAAGGGATATCCCGGTCAGGTTGGCACATGGGCAACCGATTTCGCCGCAGCTTTTGCCCGTTGTGCGCAAATTTTCAAAAACGTCGGTCAGGCGACCGGCGTCAATATGATCATCTGTCTCAACCTCAATGGTGATTTTGCCAATGTTGGTGGTGGCAACTTCCTTGATATCAACACGATCCTGTCACCAGCGGTTATTGCGATCACCGATATGTATGCCATCGATATCTTTGATAAGCCGCAATACCAGGGCGGGCTTGATGTTAATAACAATCCCATCCTGACCAATCAGCAGCGGTTTGATCAATTTGTCCTGCCGAATCTGCAATCGATTGCCAATACCGCGAAGACGTATAGCAAGATGACAGGTGTTTGTGAGTTTGGCGCGGGTGATTCCACCGCCTTTAGTCCGGATAATCCGGAGTTTATCGCCAGCATGGCGCAATGGGTGCGGACATCCCCGGCTCCGGTTGGGATCATGGCATATTGGTCGGGCCAGAGTGGTAGTGGCTACGATGGTTATCTCGATACAAAGCCGAACCAGTTTGCCCAATTTATGGCGACGGCTCCTGCTGGGTTCCGCAATGAAGCCAGCATGTTCGTGCCTGCCGGGTATACCCAGGTCTTCTTTGATAATTTTGATGCACCAAAGCTCGATCAGACAAAGTGGTGGACCCGGATGTCATTTAGTGGCGGCACCCTCGATTATCTCAATGATGAGTGGGAGCGCTATCGCGAAACCGGCAACCATGTCTTAACACCCCGAGGTACCCTCAGACTTACCGGATTGCCCTATGACAATTCAGTCGGTTTCTGGCCCAGCGGTATGATTCGGAGCAAGGTGGTTATCCCCTTTGGGCAGAGTCATGGATTCTATGTCGAAGGTCGAATGAAAGTCCCCAGTGGTCTTGGTGTCTGGCCAGCCTTCTGGACAGCCGCTGATGATCGCGGGCCAGGATTAGACACATGGCCTCCTGAAATTGATTTCCTGGAACTTGTGGTTAATACCACAGTACCCGGTCAAGCAGATGGCACATGGACGCCTCATCTAGGAACCCAAGATAATGGCAATTCTATATTCGGTGTCAATTGGCTCTATGCCGATCCGAATTTTGTTGGACAATGGGGATATTGGTATGCAGGTAAGGACATGTCCCTGGACTATCATGTCTGGGGTTTCCAATTTAACCCCTATGTCGATGCGGTAACCTCGAATTTCTTCATCTATATCGATGGTTTGCTGATCCTCGCGGGAACGTACAAATGGATATACGATGATTCGACCCCGGCCACCGGTAATATCATCCTCAATCTTGCCATCGGTGGTAGTTGGGCTGGACGCAATGGTGTCGATAACACCGCGTTCCCACAAGCGCTCGAAGTCGATTATGTCCGGGTCTATGAACAGGGCAATTCGAATACCCTTGGTGTCAGCACGGTGGGTGTCGATTTCGTGGTTACATAAGGATAAATAAACGTGAAATGAAAAGACGCACGATTGTAATCGCTTCCCTGGCATTGTTTTTTACCGTTGGTGGATATTTTGTGACCGATGGGTTTAGTGATGTCAAGCTCGGTGCGGTGATCCATAACTCGACATTGTTGCCGAGCTTTCCCATGCTGAGCACCGACAACATCCTCGTTGAACGGGGTAGTGTGAGCTATCGTGCTCCTGCCACAACGAACCTCCAGGCAGCCAATAATCTGTCAGACGTAGCGATCAAGGCCAATTCTCGAAACAATTTGGGCTTTGGTTCGGTTGCCGCGAATACCGGTTCGGTTTCGATTATGGACTTCCCATCGGCTGACCCAACCGGTGGTGCGAGTTCCGATGCCGCCTTTGTCTCCTGCACGACCAGCGGTAAAAATTGTTATATCCCGCAGGGCACCTTTCTCATTAATTGTGCCACCCATAATGCCAGCAATGGCATCCTCATTTATGGCGATGATTGGCGGGTGAGCACGATTCGTGTACCAACGGGTTGTACCTTCCCGACTGGTGGATTGATCAATCTCGCCAGTATGCAGAATATCACCGTTGATGTTAATAGCAATACGGTCTCCACGGAGCAACCGGTTGTGAGTAATGTCAATGGTGCCACGGTCAATCTCACTCCATCCTATCTGAATATGCAGGTGACCCGTGCCACCACCAATATGGACCTGATCAAGATCGCGGCGGCGGCTTCGGGCAATGTTCAAGCGACTATCCGGAATAGCGCACTCAGATTTAATGCAGCCGCCACAGCAACCCCGACGAAATGTATTTCGGTGGTCGATGGCACAACCAGTCATGTCACCGCTGGTCTGATCTCCGATAATGTCTGTGTTAATGGCAATGTTGATGTCCTGGCTTCCGACGTTACCATTTCAAACAATGACATTTCGGGTTGGAATTTTGGTGCCGGTATTCAAACCGAGCAATCGGCCAATTCCAATAACATGCATATCTTTGGTAATAAGGTTCATGATTCGGGATTTGCATTGGATGCCCAAGGCAATCCGGCCAATGGCATTTTGAATTATGCCAAGAGTTCAGCAATTAACAATAATCGATGTTGGAATCTTGGTGGTGCATGCATTGATAATGGTGGGCAAAACTCCATCATCAGCGCCAACTGGGCGTATAATAACGAAAACCGCACGGATAATGTCGGCACTGTCGCCTATTTTACCTTGTTTGTAAGTAGCACGTTCAATGGTAATAACTCGTCGTGGATTGGTAATTACGCCATTGATGATCGCGGTGCTGGGGCCAAGCAAACAAATGGGTATCAAGATCAGACTGGTACGACTGGGGTTTCATTAAGTGGGAATCAGTTCTTCGGCGTAACGCGGGCTTATGTGTTGAACTAAGGAGAGCGATGAATTTAAAATCTTGGTTTGTAGCAATAGCAGCGACAATTTTAATTTCAAATCCATATTATATTCACCAGTCATATGCTGCGGCGAAATTTGACGATGGTTTGAACCCGATGGCGTTTGCAAATTTGCCGACATGTAATGCAGCAGCCGTTGGTTCTCGGGCGCTTATTACTGATTTACCCAGCAGTATTAATACATGGAATCAAGCCGTAAACGCAGGTGGCGGGACGGGGGTGGCCACCATCTTTTGCGATGGTGGCGGTTGGAAGCTGATGGCCGGTGGTGCGGGTACTGCTTCACCGATCTTGGCTGCACCGGTTACCACATTGGGCAATTATGGCACAGGGTCATGTACCGGAACCCCACCAATTAATGATGGCGCACATAATTGCTTGCGCATCGATGATCACTGGACATCCACTTCCTTGAACACGTGGTCCACTGGTAATCCAAATGGTATTTGGTATGCTGGTCTATATCGGTGCAATGGTAGCACCACAGGAAACGCATTGTGCGGTGAAATGCCAGGATTTTTCCCCGAAATGATCACCTTTCCGCTTACCTCATGGTGTAACGGGGACGTAGATGGCTGCCAATCTTGGATTGGTTATTCATTCGGTTATGGCACATCAACGACCGTTAGTGGCCTGACATTAACCCACACGCCAATGCAAAAGCAAGCTAATGGGGTATTGACCCTAGCAAGCAAGTGGTACAATACGAATCCGAACTCGATCAGCGGCACTTATTGCACAAGTCAAACAGGTCAGTCCGCCGGTCTAAATTGTAACTATGCAAACTGGATCGGTGGCGCAATGAGCCTTGGGGGTCTCAACACGGCAACTACGTCTGTGGGAAACACGACCGCATTAATCCCACCTACCGGCGGGCTTATGCAATTTCGCGCACAATTTGATTTAACTGGCTTGTCGAATGGTATGTATCCCGGCGTTGAATGTGAAGCCGTCGATGGTGTTAGTGGTCTTCAAGGTGGTACTACAAACGCAAACTATGAGTTAGGTTACACCGCCGGGGGCGGCTCTAGTCAACACGTCGGGTTTGGTTTAAACAACGTAGCAAATGGTAGCGCTGATATCACAACCGGGGACGATGGAGTCGGTAGTGGTAATCTAGGAAATTGGCATACTTTCGCTTTGGAATGGTCTGGTGGAACTCCTGGGGGTGCAGCAGGTACATGGCGATATTATATTGATGGTGTACTAAAACAGACATCTGTTGAAAACAATGGCAATCCTAGTATTGGTTGGCATTGTGTATTTTCGCAAGGCGCGGCACTCAATCGGTATAGCAGCTTCCATACTCTGTGGAATAATACCCAAAACCCACAGTCAACACCATTGAATGGCCCTGGTCCGTATAACATCAATATCTCGGATGTACAGGTATACAAAAAACCCGGTACATAAATATAAGCAACTTACGAGGTCAAATTTTCCATGGATGATAGACTAGACTCAATAGATTTTTCAAACGTTACGGTTATCCGTGGCGGGGATCAGAGGGAAGAAGCACGTGCCCATGGACATTTTGATGTCGTTTGCCTCGATCCAGAAGGCAATGTGAAATGGGTTGATGAAATCGAAAACACCGTGGTGAACCAAGGCAAGGATTATATGTTGAACAACTCCTTATCTGGGAGTTCGTTCACCACACCGGGTCCATATATGACCCTTTGTACGTCCACCGGTTTTAATACCACACCGGCTGCCACCAATACCTATCAGTCCCATCCCGACTATACCGAAACCACAAGAATTGCCGCCCGCCTCGTGATGTCCTTTACCGCATCATCTAGCGGTACGAAGACAGCTAATGCCGTGAGTTTTTCGATCACGGGCACCGATACCATCGCAGGCTGCGCCGTGATGTATACCGTGACCACCACAGTCGGTGATAACTCTGCGGTGAGTGGTCTCAACAATTTCTTGCTCTCGGTTGGTCCGTTCACGGGCGGAAATAAAAGCGTGGGCAGCGGTGATACGATCCAGGTTACATATTCATTTTCCATTTAAATTGGGGTTAGACTTATGAACGAAGAATGTGGTGCAACTGGCATTTTTGAAGTATGGTGCATTGGGCCAGATGGCGAAGAAAAATGGCGAGATGTTTTCAAAAATACGGTTGTGACCGTTGGTAAAAATTTGGCGCTCGATACCTATCTAGCCGGGAGTTCATATACCGTTGTTGGTCCATACGTGGGTCTGATTAGCTCGGTCAGTTTCTCAGCGATTGCGGCGGGCGATACGATGGCATCACACTCTGGCTGGACCGAAGCTGGTGCAACTAATGCCCCGACTTATACCTCACCACGCAAGACCGCAGCCTGGAGTTCGGCATCGGGTGGGTCCAAGTCGTTGAGTTCAGCTTTGTCATTTGCGATGACCGGTTCTGGAACTGTCAAGGGCTGCTTTGTTGTCTATGGTTCTGGAGCCGTGAGCACCATTGATTCAACCGCAGGTACGCTTTACTCAGCCGGATTGTTTACTGGTGGCGACAAAGTTGTAGCTTCAGGCGATAGTATTAATGTCTCATATTCAACTAGTTTGTAATTAGGCGAAACCTCAATACGATCTGCAATCTTTGATGTCTAGCCTAATAAGGGCCACTCTGGGCGCAGGTGGCCCTTTTTAATGTGGTATATTATCCATGGCAAATACTGGATGATCCAGTTCAGCAACATGGGCTGGATTAGTCTCGGTATCCATATCGATCCGCGTTGCCGTCGCACCGGTAAAACCAATCAACGCTATGGCCCCTATATCGACCTTCACCTGATCTGCGTGATCATTAGTGTCGGGATCAGACCCTATTTGTCGGGTGAAACGGAAATGTATTCGAGCATCGCACGCGGCGGATATCGTGCGCTCGACTACTAATAAATACCTACGAAATGACGACGATCAAAACCAGCTACGGCACAGCAACCGCATTTACCTGGACCACGCTTAATAGCCTTGCATCTGATACCAATTTGCTAAACGGTGCTTGGTCTGCGAATGTGAGCAACACCAGTACCTTGGCCGTCGATTATATGCTGGGTGGTGTTGTGGTTCTTAATGGTAGTAGCACACCCACGGCAGGCACGATTGAAATTTGGGTCTATTCCAGCTTTGATAATGGCACAACCTACACCGCTAGCTCACCCGGTACCGATGTCACAACCAGCCCACCAGCAACCACCGCCGTAAAAAATACGATGAAATTGGCGTTCTCAACCGGCACCGATGCCACAACCAACCGCGCGTATAACTGGAACGTTGGTAGTCTAGCCGCCCTTTTTGGTGGTATTGTGCCCGATCACTTTGGTTTGTTCTGCACGCATAGTACCGTGCAGACTCTAAAAACCACGACCAATTCAGCGACTTATACCGCGATTACATATACCAATACGTAAGGTTTAAACAATGGCGACAGTCGTTGTAACCTTCCAATTCGTCTCAGACGCTCAAGGATTCACTACCACTGATGGTACGCATGCCTCGTGGGATAGTGCCAATGGTAATCCGCTCGGTTCATTAAAACAGACTTTATCCGGTAAGAACGCCACTGATACGAGCCAGAAATGGACTCGTACCATGACCTATGTCCAGATGGGCGTGCCCACTGGTGCGACGGTCACAAGTATCACATCGGCTTCAATGCAGAATCGGTTGTTCACCAATACGACGGGTGGCAACTCGACTATTGGTACGGCTCAGCTTGTCGATGGCGGGACAACCGTAACCCTAGCCGCTGCTCGAAGTATCACCTCTGCCACGGCGGTTGATAGTGGCTGGAATACCCAGACTGGTACAAACCAGACGGGCATGACCAGCCCATCGAGCAATTCGGTTACCATCAATCTGAATTACTCGATAGCCACCGGTAACTCAACGTCTGCTGTGGTCACGTTCAACATGGACGTGTTGACATTTACGATCACGTATACCCCGCCTGCGCAAATTCTCGGTGGTACCGGGGGTGGGATTAATACCGGGCTGATTGGTCATTGGCCGTTAAATGAAGGTGCCGGGACCATTGCGTATGATACCAGTGGCTGCGGCGCGAATATGGCGTTTTCGGGTTCCCCGACCTGGACGAGAACAGAACGCTTTGGTACCGCGATAAACTTCCCGACGACAAGCGATCTGCTGTATAGCGCAAATTTGCATACATCGGATATGACGGCAAGCGATTCGTTTACGCTTACCGCCTGGATACGCTATACCGCAACCGTCACCGCGTTTAGCCAAATTGTTTCACGCGTCCTCACCTCATCGCCCTTCACTGGTTATTACCTCTATCTGAACCAGTCGGGTGGGAGTTTTGGTGGTGCGGCGATTGTTGATGTTCTCGGCACTTCGGTCCTCGTCGATTGTACCGCACCATGCCCGATTAACCAATGGCATTTCGTCGCCTTGGTTTGTGATCGGACGGCCAATCTGTTAAAGGTGTCGGCCAATGGTAATGCCTTTCAGACTGGCTCAATTTCATCCATTGGGTCATTAACCAATGTCGGTGGTGGTACTCTCAACGATTTTGATATCGGGCTTAATACCGCCACGGTACGGGATGTTCGGCTTTACAAACGAGCATTGTCGCAAGGTGAAATCAGTCAGCTATTCACCTTACCTCCACCCGTACCACGACCCGTATTAAGACGTGTTCGGTGGTCGCTTTCTGGTGCGCAAACCTATAATGTCACGGTTTCCGAAACCAACACCCTCGCGGATACCGAATCGACCACGGCGGTTTTTGCCCCTTCGACCAGTGAAAGCAATACGCTGGCCGATACCGAATCGGTCACGGCGGTCTTTGCCCCTTCGACCAGTGAAAGCAATACGCTGGCCGATACCGAATCGGTCACGGCAGTTTTTGCGCCTTCAACAAGTGAAAGCAACACGCTGATCTCGACAGAGACTGGGGCTTGGGTAACCAGTTCATCGGCATCTGATAGCAATACGCTGATCTCTACCGAATCCGCAGTAACTGGGTGGGGTGTTTCGCTTAGTGAAACGAATTCAGCGACTGATACCGATACCGGCGTTCGGGTTATAAGTGACTCGGTATTAGAAACCACGAATGCTCTGGTATCGTCCGAATCTGGAGCGATGGTTACCAATCTAACAGTAACCGAAAGCTCAACCCTTATCTCTACCGAAAACGGGATTATCACTGATATCGCGGTCGAACCGGCAAGTGCAGCTTCGACACAATCCGCAACTGCTGTCTTTAATCCTTCGGTCAGTGATCCGGCTACCGCAACCTCAACTGAAACCGGTGCTGTTGTCTATCCGGTTTCATTGACTGAACCCAATACCGCAACTGATACAGATGCTTTCGGCTGGAATGTATCGACCAGTGAACCTAACACCGCGACCGATGTTACAACTGGTCCTGCGACCAAAGTTGGTTCAGTTACTGAACCTAATACCGCGACAGATACGGACAGATTTGCCTGGAACGCCACCCAAACCGAAACGAATACGGCAACCGACACCGAATTTATCCTGGGTGCGCTTATTGTCGTTTCGATCAATGAACGGCTATTGCCGATCACATCGGATAACGTCAAGATTTCTACTGCGATTCATGAAACTCGTACAGCGGCTGATACATCGACCTTTATCCTTCAAACCCAAATTGCTGAATCGGGATCGGCCAATTTCACAACCACCATAAAAATCAGCACCATCATTAGCGAAGGTGATTTCTTTGGTGGTTCGGGCACCCTAACAAAAGATTTTTATCTTCCGGTCTTTCAAGCTGCTGGTACTCTCACTGAACCCAATACCGCGACCGATGCCGAAACCGTTGTTCGACTGACCAGTGCCGCGATCACCGAACCAACATCAGCAACCGATACCCCATCGGGCCAAATTGTTAATCATCTCACGATTAGCGAAACCGGATCGGCAAATTTTAATACCACAACGCGGACGAGTACCAAGGTCAGCGAAACCGGATCGGCGGCAACCCTCCAAGGACTAAACCCCTTTACCGTTCCAGAACGGGCAAATGCCAATGCCGTATCGACTGCGACCAATCGCTATACCGCTACTCGCCCCGAAGCCGGTTTGGCAGTCGATGCGAATACCGTTGTCATTGGCACACGAATTTTCGAATTGGGTCATGCGGTTGAGACTGAAACCGATGGGTTACGCACACCGCAAATTTTCACCTTCATCCTTGAAGAAGATATCGATGCCAATGACCTAGCTTCACGTCCTGTCATCTCGGCAACAATCACAGTTCGCCAAAGCTATGACCCGGTTCCCTACCATATGGTTAATTGGTACCCGTGGAGCAATCGTATTGCGCGATCCATGAATAATATCCTGGCTGGTAAGCAAAACGTCAGCCAGCGGACGATTACCTTGACGCCGAATGCGACCACAACGGAGCTAGATGATACTCGGATTGGCGCGACTTCATATTTGAGTATCAGCCCGATTACAGCCAATGCCGCGAACGATACGCCTTGGTTTAGCGGACAGACGAATGGCTCGGTGATTATAAACCACGCAAATTTGGCGACGACGGATCGGACTTATCGGATTGTCATCATGGCATAAGGGCGTCTTCTTGTCTGGCTTTGATGATATGGCCCACACCTATCAGCACAGCAGCAATCCATCCCCAGACTGTTCCGAGAGCCAATGCAGTGCCGATATAGGCGATCTCTATCCCCCAGTAGATTGGATGATTCACCCATCTGTATGGTCCGGAAATGACGATTCGTTTTGGTGTTTGGACATCTGGTGTCCAGTTCTCGGCAAGATGATGTCTTGCCCATAGTGTAAGGCCAAGCCCTATCGCGATAAGCCCTGCCGGTATTGGCGTGATCGGGTCGCTCCAGTGCGCGACGAGGGACACAAAGAGCATAATTTGCGCCACAATACACGGAAGAAGCCAACCCAATGAAGCCACCAGATGATCCACACAAATAAAAGATATTTCACGACGTATCTAGGCATCTAGCTCAATGTAAATATCAGATGATTTCTGTTGTCCCTGTCCTCCCAGTTGCTGTTATCGCCCAATGGGCAAAGGTTGAGCCATGGATCACCAAGGCCATGCCGGTCAACTTACAGCGCTATCAAGCTGTCGATGTGCTGGCCAATCTCCTTGGTGGTTTTTCTCAAGCATGGTTTTGCATTGAGGATGATGAATTACTCGCGATTCTGGTAACCAAGATTGACAATTTTGCTCGCCGTAGGGGTTTCAATCTTTGGTGTGTTGGTGGCGAACCGCATCGTATGCAGGAATGGTTTGTCGAGGCTGATAAGGTTCTGACCGATCACGCTATTAAGATGGGCTGCGATCATTTCGAAATTACTGGCCGCAAGGGATGGGAACGCGTACTCGGGTTTAGCCCACGGGCGGTCTTCTATGTGAAGGACTTGCAGCCCGAATTGAATCGGTCATTGGAAGGCGCACCAATTGAAGAGGTGGCACCTATGCAACCGAAGAAGAACAAGAACAATGGTAGCAGTCATCATGTCGATATTGAAGCAAAAATAGGGGGCCTCGTACATTAATGGGCTTCGGTGGTTCTTCAGGTTCCCAAACAGTCGTCCAAAGCAACACGCCCTGGAATGCGAATTATTTGCAGGGAATTGACCAAGAGACACAGCGACTTTATCAAGATAATCCGATTACTTATACGCCGTATTCTACCTATGCTGCGCCTAATGATTTGATGAATACTTCGCTCGGCAATTTGGGCGGCACGGCATTATCGGCGGGTAATCAAACTTCTGGGCAAATGGGTGGCTTACAAGCCAATGCCATGGGTCAGAATACCAACCTTATAAA